GGGCCTAGGGTTGATCTGTTTGGTCAACCTGTTTTGCCGTTGCGGGAACGGCGTGGGCGGCCTTCATATGCAAAAACCTATGAAAATCAACGGTTTGTAGAGGTTCGGGCCGCTGCTGGTTGGTCACAAGAGGTGATCGCGGCTGATATGGGCATTGATGCGGACACTTTGCGGAAACATTTTTCGGTGGAACTGCAATCTGGGGCTTACAAAGTGCGCGGTGAGATGTTGGATATTTTGCGCCAGCGCGCCCGCGATGGTCACGTGCCGTCTGTGCGGGCCTTGGTTGACATGATTGATGCCAATTCAACCCCCACACCAAGGGGCCGCGTTGCGAAACCGGATGCCAGCAAAGACCTTGTAGAGGGTAAAAAGGCCGCGCGGTTGCGTGAGGCAAACCAAAAGCCGGATGAATACGGCAATCTTTACGATAAACTGAACACCGCGCACTGATGCTGGATGGTCTGTCGTTCGCTTGTCCTGATTGGGAGGCGAAACTTGCGGCCGGGCAAACGCCCATTCCTGACATTCCCGTCAATGATGTCTATGCCGATGTCGCGGTGGCGCTGTTCAACAAGTTGCGGATCCCGGATGTGCCGGGCCAGCCCACGATGGGTGAGGCTGCGGGCGACTGGGTGCGCGATATTGTGCGCGCGGCCTTTGGCTGTGTGTCGCTGGTCGATGATCCAAAGCGGGTGGGCGGCAAGAAACTGATCCGGCACGTGGGTGAGTTGTTCAACCTGGTGCCAAAAAAGAACGCCAAGACCACAAACGCAGGCGCCATCGGCCTTGTCTGGTTGCAGCTGAACCGCACACCCAATGCGAATGGGGTGGTGATCGGTCCAACCCAAGAGGTTGCGGACACCTGTTTTGCGCAAATGGCGCAAATGATTGAACTGGATGACTATCTGCGCAAGCGGTTTCGGGTGATTGAACACCGTAAGACGATCATTGACATGGCGATTGATGAGGCCACCGGCAGGCCGCGCAATGCCAAACTGCGGGTCAAGTCCTTTGACCCCAAAGTGGTCACGGGCGGCATTCCTGCCTTTGCCATTCTGGACGAACTGCACGTCATGGCGGAATCGCATTATGCCAGCCGGGTGATCGGCCAAATTCGGGGCGGCATGGTGACCAACAGCGAAAGCCTGTTGATCATCATCACCACCCAATCGGAAAACCGCCCCAGCGGCGTGTTCAAGACCGAATTGGACTATGCCCGCGCGGTGCGTGATGGACGGGTGACGCAATCGGTGCGGATGTTGCCAGTTTTGTATGAGTTTTCGGAGGCGGTTCAGGCATCGCCAGACCAGAAGTGGAAAGACCCAAGTATCTGGTATCAGGTGATGCCAAATCTGGGTCTGTCGCTGGATTTGCGGCGGATGATTGATGAATTTCAGCAGGCCCGCGACAAAGGCCAAAGCAATGTCATCGAATGGGCCAGCCAGCATCTGAACATTCAGGTGGGCATGGGCATGCATGATGACCGTTGGTCGGGTGCGGATTTCTGGAAAGGGGCCGCACAGCCCGGTTTGACCTTGGATGAAATCATTGCCACATCGGATGTTTGCACATTCGGCGGTGATGGTGGCGGTCTGGATGACTTGATGTCGATGGGTGTTATTGGGCGTCACCGTGAAACACGGGTTTGGCGGTTTTGGGCGCGCGCCTGGGCTGACCCGATTGTGTTTGATCGGCGCAAGCAGCTTTCGGAAACCTTGCGTGGATTTGTCAAAGACGGCGATCTGGTGATCGGCGATTTGAATGCGGCCGAGGTGGAAATCACCGCAATCTGCAAGCGGTTGTCAGAGGCAGGGCTGTTGCCAGAAAAAGACGGCATCGGCCTTGACCCCTTTGGCATCGCCAGCCTGCTGGATCATCTTGGACTGGCTGGATTGGGTGAGACGATCACCGGCATCGGGCAAGGATACAAGCTGGGCCCCGCCATTCAAACGCTGCCACGCATGTTGAAAGACCGCAAACTGATCCACTGCGATCAACCGCTTGTCGCGTGGGCCGTGGGCAACGTGAAAACGGTCATCCGGGGCAGCAACACATTGATTGAAAAAAAGGAGGCTGGCGTGACGAAGATTGATCCGGTGATTGCCATGCTGAACGCCGCGATGCTGATGCTGCGCGATCCAGAGGCTGCGATAACGGGTTCCTATTTGGACGATAACGAATTGCTGGTGCTCTGATGTTTGGATTTTTGCGCAAGTCGCAAACGCAGACGATTAACCAGCTGGCGGCGGCTTGGGTTGGTTGGACTTCTGCGGCGGGCAGTTCGGTCACCGTGCAAAATTCGGTCGACGTGACGGCGGTTTTTTGTGCGGCGCGGGTGATTGCCGAAGGTATTGCGCAAATGCCTGTGCGTGTCGTTGAAGATCAGTTTGCAGATGGAAGTGATCTGCAAACCTTGCGCATTCGGCGTGACCACTGGGCGCACAAACTTTTGGCCATCAAGCCAAATCATTGGCAGACAAGCTATGAATTCCGCGAGGGGATGATTTTCTCAGCGGCTTTGGGCGCGGGCGCTGTCGCGATCAAAAGCACAGTTCGCGGTGAAGTGCGCGAGTTGCTACCCGTACCGCCGGGGGCATGGGGAATTGAACAACTGGCCGACTGGTCGCTGCGTATTCGCATTGATTACAGCGACAAAACGCACGGATATTTTGGGCTAAACGAGGTTTTCTATTTGCGCGGGCCATCACTTGACGGTTTTTCCGCGCTTCCCGCAGTCAAGCAGGCGCGGCAAGCAATTGGCCTGTCGCGGGCGCTGGAAGCGCAGCAAGCACAGTTGGCAGGCAACGGGGGAAAACCATCCGGGGTGCTATCATTTGTTCAGCCATTGCGGACTGAGACAAAAGAAAAACTTAAGGAGACATGGCAATCGAAATTTGGTTTTGGGGGTGAGGGTGGTATCGCCATTTTGGACGGTGATGCCAAGTTCCAATCCATGACTATGACGAGCGTCGATGCGCAGTACATCGAAACCCGGCGCATGCAGATCGAAGAGGTTGCGCGCGCGTTCCGGGTTCAGCCTATCATGTTGATGCAGGCGGATAAGGCCGCGACGTTTGCCAGTGCTGAACAGATGTTTCGCAATCATGTGATCCACACCTTGGGGCCATGGATTGCGCGATTTGAAGAGGCGGCGGCGCGCGACATTCTGGGCCATGCAGAGGGGCTTCGCGTTGATCTTGACGAACGCAATTTGCTGCGCGGTGATTTCAAGGACCAAGCGGAATACTACGCCAAGGCACTTGGCGCGGGCGGAACGCCGGCATGGATGACGCAAGACGAGGTGCGCGCAGAAATTGGGCTTAATCCAATGGGCGGTGCTGCGGCCGAGTTGTCTGCCGGATCAATGAACTCTGCGGCTTTACCGAAGGAAAAGGGCCCCACAAATGAAACCGAATAGCCTTGTTATCGAAGGTAAAGCCGTTGGCTTGGCCAGCAAGACGGACAGCGGCGTTATCGAGGGGTATGCGTCGTTGTTTGGCGTCGTTGATGACGGCGGTGATTGCGTCATGCCGGGGGCTTACACCGCATCCTTAAAAAAAATGAAGTCTGATGGTCGCAGTGTGAAAATGCTTTGGCAGCACGATCCGTCGCAGCCCATTGGGGTTTGGGATGAGGTCCGTGAAGACGACAAGGGCCTTTGGGTGAAAGGTCGCATCTTGCCTGATGTCGAAAAGGGGCGTGAGGCGACTGCGCTTTTGGACGCGGGCGCTATTGACGGGCTGTCCATTGGCTATCGCACGATCAATTCGGCGCGTGGCAGCAAGGGTGAACGCAAGCTGCTTGAAGTGGAGATTTGGGAAGTGTCGTTGGTGACGTTCCCGATGCTGCGCAGCGCCCGTGTGGCAGCTAAGGCCGCAGAGGAATTTTCATCCGGTAATGTGGCCGCGATGAAACGAGAACTGGAAGACTACCTGCGTGAGGCAGGCTTTTCCATCACAGAGGCCAAAGGCGGCGCGTCCGCTTTGGCTGCGAAGATCGGGGCCATGCGTGAGGCTGGCACGGGCGTTGACGAACTTATTGCGTCCCTGATGGCACGCGGCAATCTTTGAACCCATGACATAGGAGTCCAGCATGGACCTTTTGGAACTTAAGAAGTCTCTTGACGTATCGAACGACAAGATTGAAATGACCCTGACGGCGTTGCGCGGCGAGGTCGAAGGTGCCAAGTCGAAAGACGTTTTGCACGAAACCAAAATGGGCAAGATCGAAGTCGATCTGGCCGCATCGTTGAAGGTTTCCCAGGACATTGCCCTGCAGATGAAGGCTATGGATGACCGCCTGACCGAGGCGGAAACCAAAGCTGCGCGTCCTGGTGGCAAGCCCGCCAATAAGGACGCGGACGAATACAAGGGCGCGTTCACGAACTACCTGCGTAATCCGATGGATCCGCAGGTTCAGCAAAAGATGTATGATCTTTCGCGCAAAGCCGCAGATGTGCGCACCTCCACCGGCGCGTCCGGTGGTTTTGCTTTGCCAGAAGAGATTTCAGCCGACATCGCGCGCCAAGTTATGGATATCAGCGCCATTCGTTCAATTGCCCGCGTCGTCCAAGTCGGGACACCGGACTATAAGGAACTGGTTGATCTGAACGGGTTTGGTACGGAATGGGTCGGCGAAACCGGAGTGCGGGCTGTCACAAACACCCCGAATATCGGTGAAGTCGCGCCGACATTTGGTAGCCTTGTGGCAAAGCCAGAAGCAACGATTGAATCGCTTGAAGACCTGTTTTTCAATGTTGAATCGTGGCTTTCAAGTTCGGCCGTCGACCACTTCGCCCAAGGCGAAGGGTTGGCCTTTGTTTCTGGCGATGGCACCAACAAACCTACAGGGTTTTTGGCTGGTCCTGCCCCGCTTGCTACGGCTGACGCAGTGCGCGCGTTTGGTACACTGCAATATGTCCCAACTGGTCAGGCGGCGGCGCTTGCAACCAATGCGTTTGATACCTTCAAGGATATCAGCTTTACCCTGAAAGGCGATTATCGCAAGAATGGTCGTTGGGTTATGAACTCGCTGACCTTGGCTGCGCTGTCCAAGGTAAAAGACACGCAGGGCGTTTACCTTTTGCAGCGGTCTGTGGCAGAAGGCACGCCATACACCCTTGAAGGTTACGGCATCACCATTGCGGAAGACATGCCGATCATTGCGGCAAACGCCTTCCCAGTGGCCTTTGGCGACTTCGCGCGGGGCTATCTTATCGCAGACCGCGTTGGAATGTCGATCATTCGCGATGAAGTGACCAAGCCGGGTTATGTGCGCTACATCATGCGCCGTCGCCTTGGCGGCAAGGTCAAAGACACCAACGCGATCAAGCTGTTGAAGATCGCTGCGTCCTGATTTCGCGCGAAACGTAAACCAATGGGGGGGGCGAAAGTCGCCCCCTTCTCGCTGACCTTCCCAAAATAATTGAGGTAGCCAATGCCGTTCATTGCTGATCGGGTATACGACAACGGATTGACCGTGTTGGACACCGAGGCCACGCATCTTTATCTGTGTTCGCTTGAGCCAACCACATTCACGCAAGCGACGGTCACCAACGCTTTGGGCAGCAAGTCGCTGGCGGCTGGTGATGTGACGCTGGCTGCGGGCGCGCCCAATGGTCGGCAGGCGGGCGTTCTGGCGTTGACCGCTGGGGCCGTTTCGGCCACGGGCACCGCCACGCATTATGCGATTGTGGATTTCACCAACTCGCGCCTGCTGGCAACGGCGGCGCTGAGTGCATCGCAGGCGGTGACCAGCGGCAACACATTCACCACCACCGCATTCACCATCCGCATTCCAGCGGCGGTTTAACATGGCAATCACAACGGTTGACGGATTCACCGGGGCTGCGCGTCAGTATCCAGCCTATGTCAAAACCGCCACGCGGACGGTTATCGCCGGAAACTGGTTCACGCTGTTTGATCTGGCAGGTCAGCCTGGTGCGGGTGTTTTGGCGGGAACATCGGTCGCGGCTGGTGTGGTCCCGGTCGCGGGTGGCGCTGGTTTCCCGAATATCGTCTCAATCGCGGATTCTGGATATCTTTCTGGGGTTCAATTCGGGTCAAGTGTGGCATGCAGGTTGTCCCTATTTGATCTTTTGTGGAAAGCCGGGGCCTATCCGTTCAATGCCGCACAAGCGCTGACGGGTCAGCCATCGTTTGCAGCGCGTGTTCCGGGGGCAAACTACGCCGTCACTTCCATCTGGATTGAGGCTGTGACTGCCTTTACGGGCATTCCAACCTTTACCATCACCTATACCAATCAGAGCGGGGTTGCGGGCCGCACGGCAACGATTGCCGCTGCGAGCGCCCTAACACTTGGTCGAATGCTGCAAATTCCGCTGCAATCTGGCGACACTGGTGTTCAGCTGATCACAAACGTGACTTGCACCGTCGCGACAGTTGGAACCTTTAATGTCCTGGTGATGCGCGCGTTGTGGTCAGGTCGTGTTCGCGCCGCGAATGACGGCGGAAATGACAACATGGTGGCGACTGGATTGCCGCCAATGTTCAGTACCACAGCCCTATATTTGGCCGTGGCGGCTGACGCGACATCGAGCGGTAACCCTGAGTTGAGGCTGACGGTCAGCGATGGCTAACCTGTCGTTCGATCCCTTCAATCGTTCGCCGTTTGAGGGGTTTGGTTTAGGAACGACAGCCGCAGTTGCGGTTTTGGAAGATACCTCGTTTGACGCTGCGGTGGCAGGCCCGGCAATCCCTGTCGGATTAATCGCTGGTGCGCCTGTTGTGGGTGGTGCAACGGTTGGTCAGGTTCACGCGCTGGCCCCTGCCAGTCTGGCGGCGGCGGCACCTGTTGTGGGTCAAACAACGCTGGGTGGCGCGGTCGGTGTTGTTCCTGTCGGATTGCTGGCAGGTGCGCCTGTTGTTGGTGCTGCGACGGTTGGTCAGGTTCATGCGCTGGCCCATGCCATTCTGGCGGCGGCGGCACCTGTTGTGGGTCAACCCGCGCTGGGTGGCGCGGTCGGTGTTGTTCCTGTCGGATTGCTGGCAGCTGCGCCTGTTGTTGGTGCTGCAACCTTCGGTCAGGTTCACGCGCTGGCCCCTGCCAATCTGGCGGCGGCGGCACCTGTTGTGGGTCAAACCACGCTGGGTGGCGCTGTTGGTGTTGTTCCTGTCGGATTGCTGGCAGCTGCGCCTGTTGTTGGTGCTGCGACGGTTGGTCAGGTCCATGCGGTGAGTGTGGCCAATATGGCCGCTGGTGCGCCTGTTGTGGGTCAAACTGCGCTGGGTGGTGCTGTCGGTGTGCTTCCGGTTGGACTGGCCGCTGGTGCGCCTGTTGTAGGCGCTGTGACGGTTGGTCAGGTTCATGCGGTGATTGCCGCCAATCTGGTTACGGGTGCGCCCATTCTGACTTTGGTCACCGTCAATGGGCAGCTGATTGGCCCGAGTGCCGTGCGCGCCGAATATCTTGGCAGTGCAGCAGAAAATGAACGTGAGACACCACACGGTATGGACCGCATGAGCCCGTTGGTATCGCAGCGGGTTTTGCCAGTTGGCGATCAGCGCCGTGCCGTGCAAGCAGCTGGTGTGGGACGAAATAGAATGGCCGGGGGGGCGCACAGATGAGCCTAACATTGATCACGCCGCCCATTGACCCTGTGGTCAGCGTGGACGAAATCAAAGCAACTGCCCGCGTGCTGCATGCGGACGAAGATGTTTTGCTGACGCAATTGGTTGCGGCAGCGGTGTCACATTTGGACGGGTATAACGGGGTTCTGGGTCTGTGTCTGGCGGCGCAAACGTGGGAATTGACCTATGATGTTTTCCCCTGTGGCGCGTTAAAGTTGCCGCTTGGCCCGGTGATGTCCATCGTTTCGGTGTCTTATCTGGACGCCGCTGGTGTGTTGCAGGTGATGAATCCTATTGAATATCAGGTCGACACCACTGACGGCGAAGGATGGGTTGTTCCAGTTGCCGATTGGCCCGCCACGGGCAGTTTTGTGAACGCCGCGCGCATTCGATATATCGCAGGTCACGCGGTCGTGCCGCCCGCCTTAAAGGTCGCGGTGCGCATGTTGGCCGCGCATTGGTACGCCAACCGCGAAGGGCAGGGGGTATTTCCGCCCGCTGTCGATGCGCTGATCCAGCCATTCCGCAAGCTGTGGATGGCATAGTCTAGTCCCGTTTTTTAACACAACTTGGAGGCCAAACCATGGCATTGAATGTTCGCACGAATGCAGCCTGGACGTTTTTGGAAACGGGCACGCCTGATCCTGGTGCTGCGCAGTTTTCCGGGGTTCTGGAGCATATCCTTGAATTTACCACCGGCACGGCGGCGTTTCAGGCCGATCTGATCTATGTCAAAGAACGCACTGTTTTGTCGGGCGCGAATGATGACATTGACTTGTCTGGTGTCTTGGTGCGCCCGTTGGGTGGTACGCTGACCGCCGTCGAAATCGTTGGAATTTTCATCATCAACGCCCCGTCTTATGGCGGTGTGGCCAACACCACCAACCTGACCATGGGTGCCGGCACCAACCCTGTCGTGGGCTATCTGGGAGGCACCGCACCCACCATCGGGCCTATCCGCCCGAATGGCATGCGCATGTTGCTGGAAACCGATGTGGCGGGTCTGTGCCCGGTTGTCGCGGCCACGGGTGACATTTTGCGCATCGCCAACAGTGCGGGCGCATCGGCCACCTACCGCATCGCCATTCTGGCCCGCAGCGTCTAATCGCGGGTCGGGTGATGCATTCAACAGCCATGGCGGGGCCAATGAATTTCAAGCTGGCGTTTGATGCGCCCTTTCCTGTGTCAAACGGCATGGGCGGGGTGACAGACGGCTGGATTGAACGCCATGTCTGTTGGGGGGCGTTGACGTTTTTGCGCGGCGGTGAGGTTGTGATGGGTGCGCGCCTTGCGGGCAGGCAACCCGTGGTGGTGACCTTGCGCGATTGTGCGCCCGCGCGGCTGATTGAAACTGATTGGCGCATGCGCGATTTGCGCAGCGGCGTGGCCTATAACATCCGCACGATCATCGCCAGTGATGACCGCGCCACATGGCAGCTGACATGCGAAAGCGGGGTAGCGCTGTGAGTATTTCGACGGCGTTGCAAACCTTGATTTTTCAACGGTTGACCGGGTTTGCGGGTGTCACCGCATTGGTGGGTGCGCGGGTTTATGACCATCCGTCAAAAGATGTGGTTTACCCCTATATCAGTTTCGGGGCGTCTGACTATCAACCCGAGGATTATGATTGCATCGCGGCGCGCACTGAAACCCAGCAAATCGACATCTGGTCGCGCAAGCAGGATGGCAAGCGCGAATGCAAGACCATCGTCGATGCGGTTAAAGCTGCGCTGCACGGCTATGCGGCAAACCCGGTCGAGGGCGCTTTGGTCGATATGCGGGTGACCATGGTGCGGGTGATGGATGATCCTGACGGCATCACCAGCCACGGTGTCATTCAATTGGAAATGCTGGTCGAGGAATAGCCATGGCTGTGCAGGGTTTGGACAAGTTGATGCGCAAAATGGCGCTGATCCCCAGTAAAGTGCTGCAAGAAGTGCGCTATTCAATGGAGCGATCGGCAACGGAAATGACCGATATGATGCGGCGTCTGGTGCCGGTTGAACACGGAGTTCTGCGCGATTCCATTGGGTGGACCTGGGGCGATGCGCCCAAGGGTTCGATGGTGATCGGGCAGGTCAAAAGCGGCAAAAACAAGGGCGATGCGGTGGGGCGGATGACCATCACCATTTATGCCGGGGGCAAGAGCGGCCGGGGCACAGATGCCTATTACGCTTGGTGGCAAGAGGTGGGCACAGTGAACATGGCGGCAAACCCGTTCTTTTTCCCCAGCTACCGCGCGCTGCGCAGCAAAGCCAAAGGCGGGATTACGCGCGCCGTCAAAAAGGGCATGAAGGCATCATGAAGGCGATCTTTTCCCAAGTGTTTCACTGGTCGCGCCCCCAAAGCCCGGTCGGATTTGCCGCATTTCCATCGCCCGCGGTACAGACCTTTCCGCATGATTTTATTGAGGCGGCAATTGCGGCGGGTGCTGCGGTTGCCGCGCCAGATCGCAAAGCAGTTGCGAAAGATGACAAAGCCTAACCCCTGAACATCGGCCACTTGGCCGGATGACATGACCGCGCTTGCGGTCCTTTTGACATGGAGAAACCAAGATGGCTGTAGCGATCACCGAAAGCTTTGCAGAAATGGTGTTGGAGGTGGAAACCACCACGCCCGGTGTTTACACCAAATTGTGCGGCATGATTGATGTCGAGGTATCGCGCAAGGCCAGCGTCGACACCAGTGAGGTGCCCGATTGCGCCGATGAAACCTTGCCTTTGGCCATCGCGCGTGAAGTGCGCAGCGTTGAGGTCACGCTTTCGGCGTCGGGGGTTTGGGCGCAATCGTCCAACAAGATCATGTCGGATTGGTTCTATTCCAGTGCCGCGAAAAACGTTCGGGTGCGCAACACCAAGGCATCGGTGGGCGACCCTGAAACCGAATATGGCCCGGCACTGCTGACCATGTTGAAGGATGATCGCAAAAAAGGGTCCAAGGTTGGGCGCGAAATTGCCATCGAATTTGATGGTGTGCCGTTGCGGTCGAACAAGGTTTGATCATGGCTGGCAAGGTCAAACTTGATTGGGTTGGCGGCGCGCATCAATTTGCCCTTGATCTGGGTGGATTGCGCGCGCTGCAGGATGCCTGCAACGCGGGCCCGCAAGAGGTGTTGATGCGTCTGATCAATCAGACCTGGCGCGTTGACGATCTGGTTGAGGTCGTCAGCCAAGGTCTGATCGGCGGCGGCATGGGGCGCAGCGATGCAATGGCCCATGTTCTGCGGATGATTGATTTGCATGGCCTGCTGAAACTGGTGTCTGTCGCCACGTTTGTTCTTACATCGGCTTTGGTCGGAGAGGCTGATGATCCGGTGGGGGAGCAAGCGGGGGTGGCGGTGCCCCCGGTAAATGGAAATTCAGCGCCATCTACGGATCCGGGGCCGCAGCCGGATTCACTCCCCGCGACATTGACCGAATGACTGTGTGGGAATTTGCCGCAGTGATGGAGGGGTTCCGTAAATTCAACGGTGTCCAGCCTGCAAAGCCTGCGTCGGAATCCCACGTTACCGAAAAAAATGCTCATGACTGGGCAGCATCACTAGGCATAGAAGGGTTTGACGCATGAGTGACGAAAGCAAACTCATCGTCAGGCTTGAGGCGCAGACGGCGCAACTGACCAAGGCCATGGCCGGGGCGTCTGCGACGGTCAAGCAACGGATGCGCGAAATTGACGACCAGCTGGTCAAGTCAAACCGCAAGGTTTCGGACGGACTGGTGCGGTCTGCGCGCAGCTATTCCGAAGGCGCGCGCAGTATGAGCACCTTTGGCCGGTCGGTGCAAAACACGTCATATCAGATTGGTGACTTTGCCGTGCAGGTCGCGGGCGGCACGTCTGCATCCCGCGCCATGGCACAGCAGTTGCCCCAATTGCTGGGTGGGTTCGGGGTGTTTGGTGCGGTTGCGGGTGCGGCGGCAGCAATTCTTTTGCCGCTGGCGGCGAATCTGTTCGATGCGGTAGAACCGGCGCAGGCGTTGAGAACAGCCATCACTGAATTGAATGAAGCGATGAGCGCGCTGCGCAGCGCGGACACGGAGGCGAATGCCCCGACAGAGGATTTGGTTGCGCAGTACGGTGCGCAGGCGGAACAAGCCAAACGGGTTTTGGATATCAAACGCGAGATTGCTGTTTTGGAAGCAGGAAGCGCGCTTGGCAAAGCGCAAGGCGCATCTGCGGCAGCGTTCGGTGCCGCAAAGGAACTGAAAGGCTTTTCCGTTGAAAAGCTAAAAGAATACCATGCGGCAGTTTCTGCGGCACTTATTGAGCAACAAGCGCTAGTAGTGGCAAACGAAAATTTCGGCACTATCACATCACAGGCTGATGAAGATGCCCTCAACAGATTGCGTGAGCGCGGCATCGCAAATGAAAATGCGATTTGGCAACTTAACGAATACAGGGTGGCAATCGCAGAAATCACCACGGCCTATGGCCTGACCGAAGAGGCGGCAATGGGTCTTGCTGTCGCTGCCGCAGAAGTGCGCGATGCGGACACCACAGAAGAGCGCAGCGCGGCCACGCGGGCGCTGGCGGAATACATTTATCAAGCGACAGATGGTTTGAAAGAAGCATCAACTGAGACGCGCACCCTGTATGATCAGCTGTTGGACGCGGTAAAAGCCGGGTTGGATTTGTCAGCTATGAATATCGCAGGACCAATTAGCTTTGCGGCGGGCGAGGCAGCGCGCCTTGCAACAAACTTGCGCGCGGCATCGCTCAACTATGGCAAAATTCAGAACCGTGGCGAAAGCGGGCCGGATGGTGCGCAACGTGCAGCCGTCGACGCGATGCCAAATGTAACTGGCACGTTGGCATCTGGGGCAGCTGGTGCGCGCACGACTATTGCCAACAGCGGTACTGGCGGTGGCGGTGGTGCGACAAAGGAGTCGCTGTTTTCCGCCAACGACAAGAAAATTCAGCAAATTCAGCGAGAAATCGCCATGTTGGGGCAGTCAGCGCAAGTTGTTGCGTCGTTGCAGGCGAAGTGGGAATTGCTGGACCGTGCCAAAAAGGACGGTGCTGATCTGGACGCTGTGCAAGCTGGCACAGGGCGGACCTTGCGCGCCGAAATTGATTTACAGTCAGAGGCTGTTGGTCGGCTGACCGCAGAAATGGCGGCGCAAAAGATCAACCGCGATGCGTTTGAAAAGGGCATTGACGGCGTGGCCAGTGCGATGTCGCAAGCGTTGTTGAACGGTGAAAGCCTGCGGGCCGGATTGGCCGAGGTGTTCAAAGGGATTGCGATGGATTTGATGAAGTCCGGCATTCGCCAAGGCTTGATGGGGTTGGTGGGTGGTCTTGGCAGTGGCGGCGGTTTGGGCGGCGGGGCAAAGCGCGGTGGCGGTTTGGGTGGCCTGTTAAGCGGTTTGCTGGGTGGCCTGCCATCCTTTGATGGTGGTGGCAGCACTGGCACAGGGGCGCGGTCGGGCGGCGTTGATGGCAAGGGCGGTTTTCCGGCGATCCTTCATCCGGGCGAAGATGTTTGGGACAGAACCAAGAGCGGATTTGCGGGCACCGGCGGCGGTGCGCAGCGCGTTGAGGTTGAGGTGTTTGTGCGCAACAATGAAATCGGCGCCATCGCCCGAGAGGCTGGCATGCGCGGCGGGCAAATGGCTGCCAACGCGGTGCGCAATGAAATCCCGTCAATCATGGACAATCATCAAAAGAGGCGCGGGTGATGCGGGTTTTGTTTCCCCACCAGTTGATCCAGCAAGGGGCCACGTTCACGGTGACGGGCCAGTCAAAGACGCCGCAGCAAAGTGTGGGCGGCGCGATGACCGTGATCGCGGCCATGGGCGCGCGCTGGACAGCGCAGGCCACATTCCTGATCAAGGGCGAGGCCGCGCATCTGGCGTATATGGCCTTTCTGGCGGGATTGGAGGGGCAGTTGGGCACAACCCTGTTGCCCTGTCTTGCGCGGTATCGCCCTGTTGACCGCGACGGCCATTTCGTCAATCGCAACACGGTGGGCGGCATCGCAAATGCGCAGACCTGGCAACACTTTGGTCTGACCAATGCGCCGTCTTTGACCATGACCTTGGTTGCGGATGCCGCCCTGCGCGCCACACAAATCAAAGTGGCTGTTGACAATACAACAGGGCTGCGCCCGGGTCAGCGGTTTTCCATCGGTGAACGCTTGCACGAGGTGCAGTTGATGTGGGTGGATGGTCTTGGGGCGACAGTGCTGCAAATTCAGCCCCCCTTGCGGGTGGCCGCATTGGCTGGTGCGCAGCTGGTGTTGAATGCGCCCGTTTGCGTGATGCGCCGATCATCCGAAGATGACGGGACGTATGATCAATCCTTGGACCGCATGCAAAGCGTGACCCATAGTTTTGTCGAGGCTGTTTGATGACCGCACGTGATGATCTGTTGGCCATTCCAGACGAAATGCTCCGCAACGGCAGCATCGCCGAGGCCGTGTTGTGCTGGATGGATTTTGCCACCGGGGCCAAGCGCTGGTGGGCGGGGTTTGGCGATCTGGATCATGCGGGGTTTGTCTGGCAGGGCACAGGCGACACCATCGGTATCAGCGATTTGAACACCGACTATCAAATGAGTGCCGATCCGGTCACCTTTGATTTGGCCGCAACACCAGAAATGATCACGCTGGCGCAGACCAGCACATCGGCGGTGCGCGGGCGTGCAGTCATTGTCTATTCACAGTTGTTTTCGGCAACGGGCAGTCAAAGCGTGGGTCCATGGCAACCCATAGGATCGCCGTTTTCATTGTTTTCGGGCACAATGGGTCAAATGAACTATTCGGCCGAAGGGCCTGCAAACAGCAGGATCAGGTTGCAATGCGAGGGGCTGTGGGTGCGCAGAAACGCCCCGCCACGCGGATTGTTGACCGACCGCGACCAACAGGCGCGATTTGCTGGCGACAAGGGTTGTGAGCGCATGGCGATTTACACCAATTATGAGCCGCGTTGGGTATGAGGCCTGCTACTTGTGACGATATTCCCCGCATCACCGATATGGTTGAGCGACTGCAAGCGGCTGCGCAGATCCCGCAAGTCCCTGACCGCGCCCATACCCAAGCCAGCCTTGCGCGGCTGATCTTGCGCGACGATGCGATTGTCCTGGTCACAGACGCCGGGTTTATCGCGGGGTCGATTGAATACACGGTGATCAGCCCGGAGCCGATTGCAGTTGAACACGGCTGGTTTGCGGATGACCGCAGCGGCCTGCGCCTGTTGCGCGCCTTTGAGGCGTGGGCGGCGGCGCGGGGTGCCCGTGTGCGACTGTCCACTGGCGTGGCTGTCGGGCCTGACCTGGCGCGGCTGGGATATCGGCCTGTTGAAGTGGCGTGGGTGAAGTAATGGCAGTCTTTTCGTTTATCATCGCCAGTTTGGGTGCTGCTGGGTTTACTGGGGCGGTGACAATCTTTGGTCTTTCGCCGCTGTTGTCAGCGGGCATCATTGCTGTTGGCAAATCGGTTTTGTGGAATGCTGTGGCCAAGGCGTTGCAGCCAAGTGCGCCGCGTGAGCAAGTGCAGGCGATGATTTCGCAAGCAGCTGGTCCGCGCATTCGCGGTTATGGCAAATATTTGTTGGGGGGCACGCGCGCGCTGTGGGAAGCTACGGGCGGCGTGTTGCATCAGGTCGTGATTTTCCATCACGGCGAGGTGTCGTCCATCGTCAGCTATGATGTCGACGGTGAGACGATTACCTTGGACGGAGCCGGTGCCGCGACATCTGGCCCGGCTGTTGGGTATCTGCAAATCAATGCCATCATCACCGGCGACGGTGGCAACCATGCCCCGGCGCTGGCGGCATTTCCGGTACTGTGGACGGCTGCGCACAAACTGACCGGGCTTGCGACCTATTACATTCGGATGACGGCACCGCCTTTGTCGCAAATGTCCAAGGTCTATCCGCGCCAAGCGCAAACGACAATTTCGGCGGTGGCAAACCTTTCCAAGGTGCTGGACCCGCGCACCAGCATCACTGCATTTTCTGAACTGACCGGGCCATGCGCCTTGGATTTTCTGACGCATCCCGATGGCTACCGCATCCCATTGGCGCAGATTGATCTGCCAAGTTTCTCTGCGTTTACCAATGTTTGCGATCAAGACCTGGCACTCAAGGCTGGTGGCACAGAAAAGCGGTATCGGGTGGGTGGGTACTATTCACTGGAAGATGCGCCCAAAGACACGTTGACCCGGATTTTGGCCACGGCTGATGCGCAATGCTATATGACCGCAGACGGCAAAGCAGGCGTGCTTGGGGGCAGTTGGTTGGCCCCTGATGTGACCATAGGCGCGGCTGACATTCTGGCCATCAGCCTGTCTGATGGGTTCGATGAGTTCAAGACGTTCAACGTGCTGAAAGGCAAGTTCACATCGCCCGCGCATAGGTTTCAAGAAACCGAATGCGATGAGATGGTGGACAGCGTGGCCCTGTTGACCCAAGCCGAACGGGTTGAAACGATGGAGGTCGATATGTGTCCATCGGCTGCGCAGATGCGCAGGCTGATGAAGTCATTTGCCGAACGCAATGGCCGGGTTTGGCGGGGCACGATCAAGACCAATCTGGTGGGGATGAAAGCACGCTTTCCGCGCGGCGTCACACGCCACACCATCAATGTGGTTTACCCGGACATGGGGATAAATGGCGAGTTTGAAGTTGTGTCGCATCAATACTCTGTCGGTGAAAAAACCTGCGTGATTGGCATCGAAAGTTTCACCAACCCCTACGGTTGGAACGCCGCAACTGAAGAGGGCAACGCGCCCCCACCGTTGGCCGGGTTGGTTGCCGCCCCAGCGAGTACGCCAGTGCCATCCGGTCTGACCCTATCACAAGACGTGGGGACGCTGAGTGCCAGCCAAAACGCCGCAAGGCTGGTCGCGCTGGTCAGCAATCCGGGCCGGGCCGATCTGCAGTTGCGCGCGGAATACAAAAAAACCGCCGATTCGGTTTGGCAGCCGATGATAGCGGGCGTCGGCGATTTGCGCGCCTATTCGGCGTTTGTTGCAGACGGCGTGTCATATCAGGTCCGCGCGGCATGGCTGGGATATGATGTGTTTGGGTCAACTGTTTCGATCACGGCGGTTTCCAACCCTGTTGCACCTGCGGTGCCCACGTCATTCGCAAGCAGTCTTTCAGCCGGCATCGTCACCCTGACATGGATAAACGGCGATGCGGGCTATTTCCGCACCCGCGTTTATAGGTCGGCGACGGTTGATTTCAACGATGCGTCCCTGATTGCCACAGTGACCGGGGTAGCGCTGCAATCATCCAGCCTTTCCAATTCGCCGGGTGCGGGCACGTGGCGATACTGGGTTGTGACCATCAACCCATCAAGCGTGGAATCCGCCCCTGTTGGACCGCAGACCCAGACCGTTTAATCAATATTCTTGGAGACTGATATGAGCGTTGCTGTAGACACCGCATTGCGCGATTTTGTCCGCTACACAGGCGATGGCCTTCCAAACGCCCCGGTAGGGGCACCCTTGCCAATCGGTGATCCATCGTCTGGGGTGCACAATCCCAGCAAGGCAGAGTTGCGCAATGCAATCGGCGGGGTTGCCGATCAGGCGGCGATGTCTGCGGCACAGGCAGCGGCCTACGGTGGGGTAGAGGTGGTCACATTTGCCCAGCTGGTGGCCCTGACATCTGGGACGGTGTCGGTGGGCGACATCGTACGTGTCGCATCCATTGACGCAATTTATCAGCGTTTGGCTTCGGGCGGAAACTTAACGCATACTGCGTCAACACTTTCATGGACCGTATTCCCGACAGAGGACGGCCTTGATGTCCGCGCATTTGGGGCCGTTGGTGACGGTACGACAGATGACTCGCCATCTTTTCAGGCGGCGGTCAACGCGACACCGACCATCTTGGGGTCAGTGCATGGCGGCAATGCGAGTTTCCGCCTTGCTGCACCGATCACCATGTCGGGCAAGGTTGATCTGCGGATTTCCAATTGCAAAGTGCTTGGAAACGCCACGCGGTTTGCGGGCTATTTCAACGTATCAGGCAGTGACGGGGTTATATTCGACAACGTGACGTTCGATCACATGTTTGGCGTCGTGACCCAATTCTTGCCAGCGCATTATGCCTCTGGCAGTTTTAACGTTGGGGTCTACGGTACAACTTGCGGTGATGTGACGGTGATAAACAGTCGATTTGACAGGCTTTACACGCGGTCAATCAATCTGACGGGGGCTGGCAAACTGACCGTTCGCGGGTGTGCATTTACATCACCTGTGCAGAACCAGACCCAAATCTTGGATTATATTGCCATTTTGACATCGCGCGCACTGGAGGTGGTTGGCAACACGTTCCTAAGCGCGGCCACAACAAAGGATTTTGGCACGTGCGCGGTGGTCTATTCTGGCATCACCGAGGCAGTCTTGATCGCGGACAATGAAACAAATTGGTGCGGGCGCGACAACACCGGAACGCACCGCCTTGGTGTGTTCGATGGATATTTTGACGCCAAGAATGTGCGGATTTCGGGGAACCTATCGCGCAACTGTTTGGCGCAGTTCGTGCGCGCATCAGCAATTGAAAATCTGGAAATCATCGACAACATTGTTCACGTCGCGGCGGCGGCTGAAACTGGCTACAGCCTGATCAGCCTTGAGGGCGGCACGTTTACCGGAACCGGCGTTGCTATCCGAAACGCAAAAGTGAGCGGCAACATCATCAACGACCCTTCTTTGCGGTCTGCGGTCCATGTTCAGCTTGTCGCGTATGATTGGGGCGCGACATCGAGAGATATCACCATCTCAAACAATACGTTTAGCGGGAGTGATGTCGCCATTCTGGTGGTTGGCCCGTACAACGGCATGAGGATTGAAAACAACGTGGCGCGCGGCGGGCCGGGACGGATCAACCTAAACAGTGAGAGCGGGGGCATTACACTGACGGCGGTGCAGGGGACGCAAATAAACGCACGAATGCGCGGGCTTCGGATTGCCGGAAACGACCTTGAATGCACGGGGACCGGGGCGGGGATTACTGTTTCAACCGACAAGACCCCGATCTTTACTGGCGCGATGATTGACGGGGTTATCGAGGGAAACCGTGTTGTTAACCTTGCCGCAACTGGCGCGCAAGCCATTGTTGCAAACCCAAGAGGCACACCAAAGCTGGCAGAGATTTCCATTCGCGGAAACTATACGCGCGGTTTTGACGTTGATATCTACCCCCGCGAATGCGCCACTGTCAGGGTTCTTAACAATGACGGGAACGGCATAACCGCACCATATTCGTCGGATGCAACAAACGTTGTGGAACAGCGGCGTGGCAACAGCGGCAAGGCGGGCAGGCTCTTTGGAACAGCAACGCTTGTGGCTGGCGGGGCAGGGATCGGCAACACCGAAGTGCGCACCGATGATGCGGGTAAAATCATGATCACAAGAACCATTTCGGGCGGCACATTGGGCCACCTTGACGTGCATACAATCGTGAACGCGACCAGCTTTCAGTTGCGTTCATCATCCGGCGCCGACACGTCGACGGTGTTTTGGGAGATCGTGCGATAAATGATGAATAGATTGGGGATAATGTTGCCATGAAAGACGCAGCTTTGCTGACCGCAAAAGACTGGTTAACCCTTGTTCTGTCTGGTCTTGGCATTTCATTCGCCCCGCACCTGTTTTTTGGCGGGGTCATTCTGGCCTTGGCCGGGGCATCGCTGGCCCGGTCATTTTCGCCAGAGCGTGATGAACGTGAATTGATCAGCGTCCTTTTGAGCGCGCTGATCGTGGCGGTGATCAGCGCCGAGTTTGCCCAGATTTACATGCCCGCCTATCCACCCCAGCTGGTGATGTTCGTGGGCGGGTTTTGCAGTCGCTATGCGGTTGGCACAGCCCTGCGGGTGATGGGGCTGGTTGAAAAAAAGACAGAGCGAATTGTTGACGGCGCGATTGACAAGGTTTTGGGAAAGGATCCCGAAGAATGAAAACTGTCGCACAACTGACAGCGGAAATTCTGGCCCGTGAGGGTGGTTTTGTGAACGATCCAGATGATCCGGGCGGGGCCACAAACCACGGCGTCACCATCGGCACGATGCGCGCGCTTGGGGTGGATATCAACGGCGATGGCCGCATTGATGTGACCGATGTAAAAATCCTGCCTGTGGCGCGGGCGGCAGAAATCTACATGCAGCACTATTTCTATAAACCTGGCATCGACAAGTTGCCGGTGCCGCTGCAAGGCGTGGTGTTCGATATGCACGTGAACGCCGGGGCCAATGCGATCAAGCTGTTACAGCGGTTCTTGATCGGGCTGGGGTTTCCGTGCGGGGTTGATGGCCAGATCGGGCGCCAAACCATCTATGCCGCCGAACTGGCCTACAAGGAGAAAGGCGCGGATATGGCTGATCTATATGCCATCGCGCGGCGCAACTATTACTATTCTTTGGCGGATTCGCGCCCCGCCAGCCGCAAATACGCGCGCCGCAAAGACGGTGGCAAGGGTGGTTGGATCATCCGGGCAGAGGATTTCATGCGGCCGGATTTGCGGCTGACCGATGCGCAACACCGGGCCCGCGTAGAAAATTGGCCGTGAGAGTGATGCAATGATCTTGCTCTACCGCGCCCTTGCCATAGCGGCCTTTATCGGTGGGCTATGGCTGCACGGTTACACCAAGGGGGCCGCGTCTGTGCGCGCCGAATTGGCAGTGCAAACCGCACAGATGCAACAAGACATCATAGAGGCCAGCGCCCGTGCTGCGCGCGCCGGGGCTGCGCTGCAAGCCATGCGCGCGGCCAATGCCACAGCCCTAGAGGATTTCGAAAATGCGGCAATCAATGACAGCAATGCTGGCAATCGCCGGGTTGACCCTGACAGCTTGCGGCGACTTCAAGCCCTTTTCGCGGGTAACCGTGCCGCCCCTTGATAGCGCCATCACAGCGCCATGTTTGGCCCCAGAGGCGGCGCTAGGGTCTGGTGACTGGTTGGTGGTGGCTGGCACCCTCGGCACGGCGCTGATTGAATGCGAGGCCAGCCGCGCGGCTGCGGTGGGGGCGTATCAGGGTGTGGCGGATGCGCTCTGACGAAGTGCAGCGCCAGGGCGTTTTGTTCGATGCGGAAAAGCGGGTTCTTGTCCACGGTGACAAAGAGTGCCGATTGAAGCGTGGACCATTACGGCTTTGCGTCTATCTGATGCAAACACCTGGTGTCATAAGAACAAGAGAGCAAATTCTTGACGTGATGCACGGCGAAGGGTTCGATATTTTCGACAGAACTGTTGATAGTTATGTTAAACGCGCACGTATGCAGATCATACCTGCCTTCGGATTTGACCCAATCAAGACGGACTATCGCGTTGGATATTATTGGGATGCTGGGGGCTCACAAGTAGCGGTGACATCCCGACCAGATACAGAGGTTTGGTGTGATCACGAACTGCGTTTGGTGATGCGGGGTTCGAAGCAATGCCGCCTTACGGCAAGGGAATTTGATATATGTGCTATCTTGTCAGCCCGACCGGGTGTGGTGAAATCGCGCGCCTTCTTCATTAACGAGTTCTATCGTGGGTGGAATCCGGCAAAAGACACTGTAATTGACAGTTTCGTCCAGCGGACACGAAGGAAGATGGAACGCGATCTTGGTGTTGACCCAATTAAGACCAGCTATGGTTTTGGCTATTATTGGGAAAATCTGGCGACAGGTGTGCCCGCGTCATCTGCGCAGCGCGCCGGAAATGCCAGATATTACTAGTCCACAACCCGCGCGGATTCGGTTTACAGTCGCCACGTAACCCATTGATTCCAAACACCACCAAATGAGGCTAGTTTACACATATTTGCCAATGATTTCAGCGCAAAGGTTCTGATTTGTAATCAGGGGGTCTCGGGTTCAAATCCTGATGGGGGCACCATTTAAATCAATGGCTTAGCAGGTTGGCGGTTTAACCGTTTACAGGCTTTCGGTAAACCGTTTACAGGTCCGTTGCCATTCTGTGCTTTTCCAGCTTTGCAATGGCCGATTCCCCGAGCGCCAAATCGCGGCTGAAATAGTGCTTGTCGAGGATGCTTTCCACGTCTTTCAGATTATGGCCGGTGATGGTCGCAATCTCAGGAACTGAGCAACCGGCTGCGGCAAGGCGCGAAACTGCTGTGCCGCGAAAGTCGTGAAACGTCAGGCCCGTAACCCCGGCTGCGGCGCATGTCTTGCCAAAGCTGGTTTTAAAACCGTCGCTGGTCCACGGTGTTGCGCGCTGTGTTGCGCAAATCGTGACCGTCTTGCGCGTTAGCTTGGCCGCGTCCAATACCCCCCGCAATTCGGCTGCAATCTTGATGGTCAGGTGACGCCCTGTTTTCGATTGCCGCAAGCGGATGAACTCCCCATCGTATGCCGCCCATGTCAGGCGCAAGATATCGCCCTGTCGTTGCCCGGTCCATAATGCGATCTGACACGGCAACGCGACGGCTGTGGACGCCTTGGCGAATAGCGCGCCCAACGTGTCGTCACGCCAGACATTCGCGGCCCTGCCTGCGCTGTGCAGCCTGCCGGGTCGTTCGCACGGGTTGGCCACGATCTTGCGGCGGTCATAGGCCCATGCCATGACCTTCGACAGGACCGAAAACGCGTAATCAGCGGCCCGCGTCCCTGTGACGGCCAGCCCGTCCCGCCATTCCAGAAAATCGCCACGAATAAGCGGGTCGTTGATTGCGGCAATTGGCAAGTCGCCAAACTCGGCCTCAATCTTGCGAATGTATCGGGCGTATTCCTTGCGTGTGGTTTCGGCCAGTGCGGTGAAATCCGTTGTCGATCGGTAACTGTCAATCAGCCCTTGCAGCGTGGCCTTGCCCTTGATCGGCTTATCGCGGGTGGCTGTGAGCGCGTGAAACTCTGCGATGAATTGCGGGGTTCCGGGTTCAGCTTCAATCTTTGGCCCGCCCCGCCATGCGTAGAAGTGCAGGGAGTGACCGCCCCCGGAGAGGCGGCGTTTAACCTTGTGGATTCCCTTGAGATCGACTTGCACGGCTGGCCTTCCACGCCTCACGGGCGTTTGCGGGTTCGGATTCTTGGACTGTATGCCATAGCCTGATGCTCCCGTCGCTGGTGATTTCTGATCTGACAACGGGAAGCCCCCCGGCGATTGCACCTTTGACGGCGCGGGTTAGGTCGGATTGGCGGAATGCAGCGCGGGTCATGTTGCGCCTTTCACCAACTGCAATGCGGGCAAGTACAGCGCCCGGCGCAGGTCGCGCGGCATCGTTGCCAGCGTCCCAAGCCGACGACCAAGACGTGCTTCGATTATCTGACGGGCAGTCATCATTCACCGCCTTTCGTGAATGGGGCGAGGGTGGCGCGAAGGTTGCGTTCAAGATCGCCTTTGTCATTGCACAGGTCCATGTATTGCAACTGTGCTTTAGCCGCCTCCACCAGCGCCAGCACCTCTGGCAGTTGCATCGCTGCGGCAAGCAGTTCGGCGGGGGTATCGAGGGCGGACATAGTGAGGTCTTCTTTGTTGGTCATAGCGTCGTCTTCCCGTGCTTCGATGTGCAGTAACCGCAAAGCCAGTCATGATGCTCTTCATCGCGGATTTTGGTCCAACCGTTCTTTTTTGCGTAAGTCGCCATTTCTGATCTTGGAACTCGGTCGGAAAGAAGGAAGCGCCCTGCAATCGTGCTAGAGCAAGAACGGCAAACCAACTCGGTCCAAACAAAAGACCCCATCATTCACCGCCTTTCGTGAACATGGCTAGGGCGGCGCGCAGGGTTATGATATCGGTGCGACCGATTGCCCCCGCGACAGGAACGCCGTTTCTGATTGTTGCGTGTGCAAACGGGCGACACGCCTCCAACAGCGCCAACACCTCTGGAGAGTTGGGGCGGGTGTTCCATACGGCTACGGCCATCTCTTTAGTTGCGTCATCACCCTGCGCACGGCAATCCGTACAAACAACATAGGAACATCCCACCATTTCGACATTTGCGAGATATGGTTTGCCCCCACAAAACGGGCATGGCTTGAGTTCAGGCGCGGTCATTGTGCTTCCCCCAGTGTGTGGTGCGGGCCTCTGCTAGGCATTTCTCAATTTTCCCGTGTGGATCATCAAGCCCACACGCAACATCCGCGCAGGCAACAAACCAATCGGCGCACGTTATGGCGTCAATGCAGAATATTGGCGTGGCGTAGCCCATGACTACGTATAGTGCATCATCCAGCAATTTCACCCGCGCCCAGCCCTTTTCGGTGCGCGCCAATGCGTCATCACGTTCCGCTGTCAGCCGCGCAATCTCTGCGGCTTGTTCGATGATCGCCGTTTCCATCTCAGGGACGCGGGCGATGCGGCGGGCGTTGGCTGCCTGATCGGCATCCATCCCAAAAGATGACGGAACAACTACGAGAGCGATAGTCATTCCATAATGACCGACAGCCGACCAGCATAGACCACTTCCGTTGTCGTCCTCCCGGTCAACAGAATAATCCTCCGCATCTTCAATTTTTGCAGCATCATCTGTCCACGGCCCCGGCGTTCCGGCTTCACGGTCTGCCACCAGTGCGGCGAGTTGTTCGGGGGTCATTTGCGTTTCCTTTGTCTCGCCTCAAAAGCGCGGCGTTCCTTGCGGTTGCTGTGCGCGGAAAGCTGATAGGCCGCCGCGTCCAGTTCCTCGCGTTCGCGTTCGTGACCTCGCATCTTCATTTCTGCGATAGCTTTCGCGCGCTGGATCATCATCTCTTGCGATTTGTCGTCCATCAAATTAGCCCCTTTTCCAAAGCCAACCATTCAGTCAGCGTAACTGTGACAATTCCAGACACGCCCGTTTCCTCAATTTCGATCTGACTTCGAGCCAGCCAAACCGCCTTTGATTTATCGCCGTCATGGAACAGGACAGCTTTTTCAGTTTTGGCTTCAATCGCACCGTCAATATCAATCACGTCACTTTTCATCACTTCACCTCATATCCGGGCCGCATTTGCAGCGTGTTGCGCCAATCCGGCTCACTCCCTCTGTCGAATTTGATGTGGTTGATTAGGATGCCCTCGCCCCCGCTCTGCCAATACTGAGACCCACATTCGGGTCGCAGAGTGTAGGCAGCCCAATCACCGTCACCATCCATCGCCACCGCAACGACCTCATCCGTGAAAATCTCCCACGGAATAACCGCCTGCCGGATTGGTTCGGGTGTCATGCTGCTGATCCTTTGTTGATGCGCGTATCGCCGCCCCATTGCATGGCCATCGCGTTGGCAATGCCCTGAAAGGTGCGGCTGCGCAGGCGGGCGCGGTCTTTGCCGGGGCTGGCGCGGTGGATTGCGGACCATTGGGCGTGGGTGGCGGGGTCGGTTGTCTTGGTGGGCGGGGTTAGGCGGTTGGTGG